GAAGATGAACTTTCTCCTGGAGGAGTAAATGTAAAGCTGTCAGAGTCGTTTGCACGGGCATCTAAGAAAGTTTCTATGGTATCTGAGTCTGTCTCTGAAACATTGAAGGTAAAATTAAATATTTTAGGATTCTGATGTTGTGCAAGTCCGAATAAAATTCTGTGCTCATATCCATCAGCAAAACGAACTGTTCTAGTTAATGGTGCGGATCTTTTTTGTTGTCCGTATGTTGGGGTTATTGAGGGAAACGTAGCCATTACGCAAGAATACCTCCAGGTCTTTTTTGGTTAATTAGTTCTGATTGTACTGCAACTGATATTAAACGACCCAACTCTTTACTCTGTTGTTCATCTCCTTCAACAGAAGAGCCAGAAGCATCTACGTTTACAACTACGTTTGTTGATCCTCCGAGTGCATGGTTTGGTGTAATCATTCCAGATACACTAGGACTAAATACTTCTGGACCCTGTTCTCCTACAACATAACTACCGCCTGCTTTAACTGGACCTCCGTTTGCTCTAAATATAGAACCTAACAATCCTAAACCAGGAGAAAAAGATCCTCCAGTATTTCCAAATATTGCCATATTTAGTGCAGCATCTATCATCTTATCCAGTACATTTCTCATAACATCATTTAAAGTGGATGTTCCTCTTATTAGCTCTTTTATACCATTACCTATATCAGTAGCTATTGTTTCGCTCATTCTTTTAAAAGATTCTTCTACTAAAATTGCATTATCCGCTAACTTTTTAGCTTCATTATTCTGCTCTATAAGTTGTCTTACAGTTATTTTACCTGTAGCTATTTGTAATCTTTCTTGTTCGGTAGCTCCTTCTTCAAACTCTTTTATTTGTTTTCTTATTTCAGCTTCTTCTTTACCGAACATTATTATTGCATCATACTGAAGAGTTTGTTTAACCAGAGCATCTAACTTACTTTCTTCTGCTTTAACACTATTCAAAGGATCTAAGGGGGAACTTCCTACTTTTGAAGAGCTTAAACCTCTACTAGATATATTCAGTATTTCTGAAAGCCTATCCATATCTCTTACTCCCGCTATATTCATACCTGGATCTAATATGCCTCCTGGACCTAAACTTCCTACATTTCCAATAGGACCTGGACCTAAAATACTACTGTCTAATTCTTCTCTAAATGTGGTAAATTTACCTATTTCTGCCATTCTATTTCTGAGTTCACCTTCCCCTAATTCAGTTCTAACTTGCTTTAGGTTTTGATCTATGGTGTTAAACATAGTTGTTCTACCCAATATTTTATTTATTTCCGCTAAGAACGTAGTGAGTGGACCAGATATAAATAGCTGTAGTTGAGTCGTTAGTATGCCAAACTGTCTATTCATTTCTTTAGATTTAACTCCTAACTCTTTTAATCTATCAACACTTCCTACACCAAGAACAGCGTTTAATTCATTAGTCAATAATGTTGCTAACTCCGCTTCTTTACCTTGCTTTTGTAGTGCTTTAGCTTGTGCTTCTACTGCTTCAGAACTAAATAAGGATCTTTGGCTCATAATATCCATAGTTCCTGATGTGCTTCTTACTGCTTCTCCTAACTCTCTTGCACTATTAGCTAAACCAACTACCCCAGATACAACAGCCGTTCCAGCTAAACCTCCTGCAAAACCACCCATTTGTCCGAACATTCCACCGACACCACCACCGATAGCACCACCAGCAGCAGTTAATGGCCCTTGACCAAATAACAAGGGGAACATACCACTTATTATTGCACTCTGTACATCAAATCCCTGGGTAGCTCCAATAGATTGCATGAAACTTTTCCCTGGTATTCCTTGAGCAAAACGACTTTGTTTACCAAAACCTCCTGTTTGTCCTGTTGATCTAATTCTTGTATTTAACATTTCTGAAGTAGGAAGACCTAACATTCTTCCTCCTGGTCCTCTAGTAACTGGAGCTATACCCTCTTGAAACTTGGAAACACCTGTGCCTAATTTTCCAAAACTATCACCCAGTTTTCGTATATTATCTGCTTGTTTTCGGGTAGCTTTATTTTGAGCCTGAATAAAGTTATTTGTTCTTATTAATTGTTTATTTCTTACCGACTCCGAACCTATTAAACGAGTATTAAGTCTTTCTGACCTCTTTCTAGCTGCATTTATTCTTTCTTCAAATTGAGCAGCTTTTTGAGCAGATGTCGTAATAAAGGGTGTAGTTACCCCTCCTGTTGGTCTACTTAATAATTGTGAAGCAGTGGGTACTCTTTGTATTCCTCTTGATTCTGCGTTAAGCATTGAGGCACTAGGTAAACCTCTGGGTTGTCGAAGTGCAGTTTGTTGATCTGTTAATGCTGCTGATCTACCTCCTAACCTTCCTGCTCTACCAGCAAGATTAATGAGCCCTAATCCTGCCTGGTTAGTGTTAACTCCAGAAGCTCTTTGCATACTTCTAGCGTATGCTGCTCCTGCTTTTGCTGATGCCTTAGACGCTTCCAATATATCTTTACTGGCTGTGGCTGACCTTTTATTCGCACTAGCTCGTCTTTCTGCAAACTTCGCAATCTTATCTTCTGATGTTTGTATTCTTTGTATTCCCTTAACAGAAGCATTTAACATTTTGCTGTTAGGGAGAGCAAGCATACCTCCTTTGTCAGCAATTTTATCGGCCTTATTAAGTAATGGATTTATAGTTTTTGCAAACTGTCGTACTTGTATTCGATCAGGAATATCAAGCATACCCTTAAACATACCCTGACCTACACCTCCTTTTCCTCCTCTGCTTCCTCCTCTTCCACCTCTCTTTACTTTTCCTACTTCTTCTACCTGAGTCTTTAGTCGTTTAAGCTGCCGATCTAACTTTTTGGTATCTAGTTCTATATTTACTTTGTAATTAGCAGCCACGACTATCTATACTAAATAATTCTATATTAGCGTACCTTACGAGTCTGAGCTTGTCTCTTTGCTTTTTCGTATGCTTTTTCTTCTCTTTCTGCTTTTATAGTAAAATAAGCGTTCCAAGTATATAGTTCTTTTACAGACATTCTTTCCCTTAACTCTTTATGGGTGTAGCCTAATTTTTCCGCGATAAAAAATTGTAAAAACACAAAATTATCCTTTTTTAACTTATCTTTTTACGGCATCAGGGCTTTCCTCCTCGCCCAAACTTTGCATTTTACCCATAATATCTAATAAAACTGCAAGAGGTATTTCTCTTCTTAGTGAAGGTAAATCTGCTGCTGAAAATAGTTTTGCACCTGATTCATCTTCAGCTTTTGTAACAATAACTTGAAGTGCAAAGTCAAGACTTCCTTCTTCTTGACCTTTGTTCATAGCTATTAGTGTACTGTTTATGGTATCTCTATCAGCGATTGTAAGGGGCGACCAAAAGATTTTTAAAACCAGTTGTTCTCCTTTAAAAATAGAGTAGCTACTGCGTTCTTCGACACTGAAGGCTTGCTTTAGTTTGTCGATTGCTCTTACTGTTGGCATAAAAAATTGTATCTACTCTTGTAGTATAGCTTAGTATGTTCCTGCTGGCTTGGTTGTTTTACCTAAGAAACCTTTTACCTTAAATCCTTTATCCATATCTTTAAATATCTCTTTACTCTGCGTGTAAACATCGTACCAGTTAGGAACATTAGGCCTTGGAGTTGTGTTAGCTCCCTCATCAAATAAGTCCTTGTACATAGTTCCATCTTTAGGATGTTTCTTTTTATTTATTACAAATGCTGCGTAATCTGCTGCGTTTCCTATAAATACTGGACTTTTTAAAGGTGCATAAACCTTTTGGTTCATTGTTTGACTTATTTGCCTAAATATATTACTGGCAGGTCTATCAAAACCCCCCATATTACCATCTTTATTTCGCTCTCCTATTCTTGGTTTTGTTGCTTGTACTTCAGTATCACTTACGATCCAGGATTCTGCAAAAGTTCCTGTCCAATATGGACTTCTGTTCTGTAATGATTCGTGTATTTCAGCAGCAGCTTCGGCTCTTGCTTCAGTTACAAGTTTCCTTAAATCTCTTGGTAAATGTCTTATATCTTTAACCATTGGCTGAGAAGTTGCAGTTTATAACACTAAGAAAATGCGTGTCTCTATCTGTAGTTATAGCCGTTGGTCCTTCTATTTCACCAACTCTCGGAGCTACTGAAAAAGTATCTGTGTAACCAGATGCGTTTACTGAAGTTAATCCTGTTATTACAAGTTCGGCTATTTCAGAGGCTATTGCACTACCCCTATTGGGTGGTGTCATTATTCCACATCTTATAATTCCCGAATAATATGTCTGGGCTGCACCTTGAGGTTGAGTCGTAGATTGATTAAAGTTTATATTTACCATTACATATTTTTTATTCTTACCTGGAGTAGTAAAGGGAGTGTTATCAAAAACTACAGTAACAGTTGGATCTGAGTCTTGAACTGCATCTAGAATTGCTGTTTCAAATGCTGCTCTTGTGTTTACTAAAGTCATTAGAAGATTACATCAATACGGAACAGGTATTCCTGTCCTCCTTTTAATGTCCGAATATTTGTTATTTTAGCTCCTCTTGTCGATCCAGAGAATGTTAAAGTTATTTCGTCTTGGAGTAGGGGTTGATTGTCGCCTA